ATGTGTCGGACAGCGACGTGGCCGTGATGGAGGACACCATCGCGGAGCGCCTGGCACTTGGCGTGTCGCAGGCAGTGGCTCAGCGCCAGGCCGTGGACGAAGCCCTGGCCCAATTAGCCGAGGAGCGCACCGCTGTGATGAAGGCGGTGCAGGAGCAGCTCGGAGGCAAGCAGGGAGACCTGTTCCCCGGCGAGATGGCCACCAAGCGCACCAAGGGCGACAGCGGCGTGGCGGTCAACAGCAAGGGCGAGACACGCAAAGGCACCAACGTCAACAGCGACGGCCAGCAGATCACGGCCACCAAGCAAGGCGTGGACAACTTCTGGAAGTGGTTCGGGAACTCCGCCGCGGTGAACGAGAAGGGCCAACCCCTGGTGCTGTACCACTCGACCAACAGCGATTTCGATACTTTCGAGCCTGGGCGCGAGACCATCAACTCCACCACGCTCGGGGACATTGAGACTCAGCGCCACGGCATCTTCACGTCGCCTGACAAGAAGTTCTCGCAGGAGTATCTGCGCAAGGGCGAAGGTCAGAATGTGATGCAGGTGTACGCCTCGATCAATAGTCCCATCGACCTGCGCGAGGGGATCAGTGGCGAAGACCTGAATGCAATCGTGGCCGCGTCAGACGGCAAGCTGACGCACCGCGACTTCAGCTACGTTGACCCCTACGAGACCTGGACCTTCTTCGATGATGAGTTCGGCCAGAACTTTGTCGAAGCGGCAAAGGCAGCCGGGTACGACGGAGCCATCATGCTGGAAGCAGGTCCCGATGGAAACAAACCGGCCACCACCTATGTGGCCTTCGACGCCAACCAGATCAAGTCGGCTACCGGCAATCTGGGCGCTTTCAGCAAGACCGATGACAGGGTTGTGTTCAGCAACAAGGACCAGACCGAGACACCGCAGTTCAAGCGGTGGAGCAAGGGCGCTCCGCTAGTCGCGCTTGGCGAAAAGTACGACTTCAAGTCTGGCAGCCCCGTCGTTGTCGAGGCGCTGCACGGCACCACCAACTCCGACCTGACAGAGTTCAAGCGCAGCAAGGCAAACATCGAGAGCGACTTCGGCGCGGGCTTCTACGGCAGCAACACGCCCGAGGACGTGGCGACCAACTACGCCAACGAGGCCGGGGCCGATCTCACCAGCCGGGTCGAGCGGTTGGCTGAGCAGTTGGAGAACGACGACGAGTTTGAGGGTGATCATGGTGAGGCGTTGCGCCTGGCCAGGGCACGGCTGAGTGACAGCGCGCCTAACACCATGAAGCTGTTCATGCGGTTCGACAACCCCGCAGTGCTGGGCGGAAAGGGCGAGACCTACTTCGACTACAACGAGGAATACAACGAAGAGACCGACGGGTACGACGAGCCGACTGGCCTCCTGGTTGACTTCGTAAACGCGCTGGATGAGATCGGCGACGGTCTTGACATCTCCATGCGTGACCTGGAAAGCACCAAGGCGTCCCTGTTCGAGGCCGCAGCAGGCGAGGGGGTTAAGTTCTCAGAGCTGATCAGCATCGTCAAGGACGGCATGGTCGATACGATGGGGATGGACGATGGGGCGAGCGGCAGTTCCGAGGCCCTGCGCCAAGCGCTTGAAGAGATGGGCTTCGATGGCGTCATCGACACTACGGTCCTGGACAAATTCGGGCCTCGCAAAGTCAAAGGCGCTTATAGCCAGGTGCAAGTGGCCGGTATGTCAGGTATGACCAAAGACACGGTTCACTTCATTGCGTTCAAACCGACTCAGCTCAAATCTGCAACCGGCAACAATGGCAACTTCGACCCGGTCGATCCGCGCATCAGCTTTGCCAACAAGGGCCGCGTCATCGACCGCGACGCAGCAGGCCGTGCGCGCCTGGCGCTGTCCCGTCAGATCGCAGAGAGTATGCCGGGCCAGATGGTGGGGAAGATTCTCGACCGCCTCTACCTGAAGAGTGCAGACCCGGCCGTGCGCCAGCAGCTCCGCCAGATGAAGCTCGACATCCAGAAGTCCACCGACACAGCAGGGGCCCTGGCCCATGAGGTGAACCAGCTCTCCATGGATGAGCGCGAGATGGTGTCCGATCTGATCGAGGGTGAACTCAAGGCAGGAGTGATCCCGCCCCAGCACGTCGTCAACCTGGCGGGCATGATCAACACGGTCTTCCGCAACCAGACCGACGAGCTGGTGCGCCTGGGCATGCTGAGCCAGGACGCCGCCGACCGCTGGCGCGATGCCTACCTGCCGCGCTACTACGAGAGCAAGCTCAAGAAGTCGATAGGCGACACCTGGGCCGATCTGGTGGGCAAGCTCAACCAGCCCCGCAAGTTCAGCCAGGGCATCAAGGGCAAGCACCTGATGGGCCGCGGCATGACCAATACCGTGCCCGTGTCCGACCTGGCCGATTGGCAGGCCAAGGGCTGGGAAGTGCGCGACGCCAGCTACGACCCGGCGACCAGCTCAGAGGTACAGGTGTGGCGCGACTTCACCAAGGCTGAGCGCGAGAAGATGGGCGAGATCAGGGACTCGGGTTTCCGCTTCGTCATGGGCTACATGCAGACCCAGAAGGACCTGGCCATCGGTCGCATGTACGAGCGCCTGGCCAATGACCCGCAGTTCTCATCGGCCACGGCCAAGGACGGCTGGGTCGAGGTCCCGTCCAACAAGGTGCGCGGCACCAACGCGCTGCTGTATGGCAAGCTGGCCGGGCGCTATGTGCCTGCCAACCTGATGGCCCAGATGCAATCCACCACCGAGCTGGAGAGCGAAGCCTACAAGGCGTACAAGAAGGCGCTGTCCTGGTGGAAGGCCAACAAGACCGTGATGAACCCGGTCAGCCATGTGAACAACTTCGTGTCCAACACGACCATGGCGCACTTCGCGGGCGTGTCGTACTACGATGTCCACAAGTACGCCGGCGCCGTCAAGGACCTGGCCACCTCGGCACCGATGGTGAAGGAAGCGCGCGACGCAGGCCTGTTCCTGGGCAGCCTGACCGACGCCGAGCTGGAGAAGATTCTCCCGCCCGAGCTGCACGCGCTGCTGCGCAAGGCCGACTCTGGCGGCATCAAGGCGCTCAAATTCGCCGACGCGCTGTTGACCTTCGGCCTGCGCGGCAAGATGAGCCAGGCCTATGAGTTCGGTGACCGCTTCTACAAGTACATGCTCTACGTCGATGCGCGCAAGGGCGGCGCCACACCGGACGAAGCGGTGGACCACGCCACCAAGTACATCTTCACCTACGACGATCTGCCGAAGACTGCACGCACCGTGCGGGACCTGGGCCTGCCGTTCTTTGCGTACACCTACAAGGCTATTCCCGCCCTGGCCGATACCGCACTGAGCCGGCCCGACCGTTTCCTGGCGCCGGCCGCCATCATCTTCATGGCCAACGCCATCGGCTACGCCGTCGCGTCCGCAGGCGATGACGACGGCTGGATGGAGATCGCACGCAAATACGCCACGGACGCCGAATTCCGGGCCGCTGCGGACGCCAAAGCCGAAGAGGAATACAAAGCCCTGCCCGAGTGGATGAAAGGCCGTAGCGCCCTTGGAACCAAGAAGCAGATCAGGCTGCACACCGATGACCAGACAGGCAACCCGGTGTTCCTGGACGTGAGCCGGTTCATCCCCGGTGGCGACTTGTTCGACATCAACGCTAACGCGGGCGGCATCCCCTGGCTGCAGCCCATCGTCCCGAGCAACCCGCTGCTGTCGATCTACTCCTCCATGTTCGACAACAAGGACCCGTTCTTCGGCAAGGACCTGGTGGCCAAGAGCGACACCCGCGGTGAGGCCGCAGCCAAGCGCGCGGACTACCTCTGGAAGCTGGCCAGTCCCGCTGTCGCAGTGGGCAACAACATGTGGGACAAGGCGGTCGGCGTGGCTGCCAACCTATACGGCGATGAGATTCCCTACCTGCCCGATGCCATCGGTGGCGGCAACACCGGCGTGGGCAAGGACGGCCAGGCGATCCAGCCCAAGTACGCACTGCCGCAGATGGTGGGCCTCAAGGCCCGGCCTATCGACATGGATATGGCCGAGGCTGTGGACCGCTCGGTCAAGCGCAAGACCTTAGCCGATCTGGAAGCAGAGCTGCGCCAGGCACGTCGCCAGAACAACGCGGGCTACCTCAGTGACCGCCTGTTCGAGAAGCGCACAGATGCGATCCGCGAGAAGATGGGCCGAGTGCGTGACGGCCTGACTGTGGACGGCGAAGAGAAGAACTAAGCCAGCATATATGCCAAGGTGGCGCACACCACCTTGCGTCGAGAGAATTTGCTTCGGGTGATATTGCCCGTAGAAGCCGCCTCTGCAGAAATGCATGCCGTAATTCCATGACGCAAGAAGTGCAAGGGACCTTAGACGCTGAAGACCAGATGGCCCAGGAGTTGGCCAACATCCGCAACGCGCGAGCAGATGATGCCCCCGCAGTGGAAGTTGAACCGGCACCGGTAGAAGCCGCTGAGCAAAGCGCCGAAGTTGAACCTGCCGCCCAAGAGCCAGCGCAAGCTGCTGCTCCCGAAACAGTTGATCCCGCCGAACTACTGAAGGCAGCTCAAGCCGAGCTGCACAAAGTGCGAAGTGAGATCGGCCGCGTGGACGCTCTGAACCGTAAGTACATGCAGGCAAGCCAGGAAGCTGCCGCGCTGCGCGAACAACTCGCGCGTGCACAGCAACCAGCAAGCCAAGTGGACAACGCGGATTCGCTGTCCAAGCTCGCAGCAGTGGCAGAGCAGGTGAAAGACTTCCCGGAGCTTGCAGGAATCGTTGCCGCTGTCAGCGACGCCCTGAAGCAGGCCGACAAGAAGACTGAAGACGTGGCACGCCGTGTCGCCGCCCAAGTGGTCGAGCCCCTCGAACCGCTTCGCCGCGAACAAACAGAGCGCGCTCAGCTTGAACAACAGGCCGCGTTCGACGCCGCCATGGGTGAGTTCAATGCCGTCTACCCGAACGCGGCAGACGTAGTCAAGTCGGACGATTTTAAGAGCTGGCTGCGGAGCCAGCCCGGACACATTCAGTACGCATTCAACAAAGGCGAAACGCCCCAAGAAGCGATGACTGTGCTCGACACCTATGACATGCACCTTCGCCGCAGTGGCAAACCAACCATTGCGCAAATTGAACAAACCCAGCTTGAAGCGCCGCAGCAACCAGCGCGCGCAGCGACGAACGCAAACCGACTGCAACGTGCAGCGGGTCTACCTTCACGGGCCTCGGGCTCGCAGGGTGGCCAGCCGCCGGCAGACGACTTCGACGCAGCGCTTGCTTACTTCCGCTCGAAGCGGATGAACGCGGCTCAACGAGCAGCCTAACTGGAGAATCCAAATGGCAGCTACCGTTTATGGTGACATCACCCCCCGTACCGCAGCCTATGCTGTGGACAAGATGCTGGAACGCGCCCAGCCCAACCTGAACATGGCCCGCTTTGCCGTGGTGACCTCGGTCCCCAAGGGCAAGACCAAAGTCGTGAAGTGGCGTCGTTACGGCCGTCTGGCTGCAACCACCACCGCGCTGACTGAAGGTGTGACCCCCACGATCAACAACCTGACTTCGACCGACGTCACAGCCACTCTGGCTCAGTACGGTCAAGTGGTTGGCCTGACCGACATGATCATGGACACCCATGAAGACCCCGTGCTGAACGAGTTCTCCATGTCCATGGGTGAGACCGCTGGCCAGACCCTGGAAGCGATCATCTACTCGATCATCAAGGCCGGCACACAGGTTCAGTACTCCAACGGCTCTGCCCGTAACACACTGAACACTGCCATCAACAGCACCGTGGCTCGCAAGGCCATCCGCCAGTTGAAGCAGCAGGACACACGTCCCCTGTCCAGCATGATCAATGCGACCGACGGCGTTGGCACTGTGCCAATTCCTCCGAGCTACATCTGCTTCTGCCACCCCAACATCGAGATGGACCTGCAGAACACTACCAACTTTGCATCGGGCTACACCCGCGTGCAGCAGTACGGTACGTTCAAGCCGATCAGCGACGCTGAAATCGGTTCGTTCGAGAACATCCGCTTCATCGGCTCTACGCTGTACACCGCTCTGGCCAACGCCGGCTCGGCTACGCTGAACAGCATGATCGGCGGCACCAACGTGGACGTCTACCAATCCATCGTGGTTGGCAAGGACGCCTACGCAACGGTGAACCTGGCTGGCTCCGGCAACGGCCTGACCCCTGTGGTGGTCAATCCCAAGCCGAGCGACTCTGACCCCCTGGGTCAGCGCGGTTATGTGGGCTTCAAGATGTATGCAACTGCAGCCATCCTGAACGACTCCTGGATGACCCGTATCGAGCACGGCGTAACCGCTTAATAGCGGCCAGGCCTAGCAGGGAGGGGCACATCGCTCCTCCCTCTTTCAACCCCAAAGGAACCCCCATGGCAACGAAGAAATCGGACGCAGCCGCAGTAGCCGCTGTCGAAGGTACTGAAACCAACAGCGCAGTGAACATGCAACAGCATGGCTTCTCTGGTGACACCGTAGAGATCAAGCTCTTCAAGGCTGAGAACGGCGAACCCACACAGGTGTTCGTGGGCCTGAACAGCTACTCCGCAATCCTGCACCGCGACCGTTGGATTCGTATCCCCGTTGAAGTGGCCACGCACCTGGAGTCCCTGACGTACTCCGTACTGGAAGCCGATCCGGCTGACCCCGACAACCGCGCCAAAGACACATGGCAGGAGCGCCCGCGCTTCCCCATGCAGCAGCGCGCATAACTGAAAGTGACCCATCGTGAACTTCTTAGCTCTTGCCCAGGCGCTCAAACGAGAGTCTGGCTTATCGGGCAGCGCGCCAACCAGCGCGGCCACCACGGTGCTTGCAGAGCAGAGGCTGTTCAATTGGGTCAACTGGGCTGCGAGGGATATCCACCAAGCCCGTGAAGATTGGCGGTGGCGCCGTGGCATGGCCACGCTGCCATCGACTACCGACCAGGTCAACGCAGCAACTGCTTTTGGCCTGACCGACTTTGCCTCCTGGAAGGCAGCAAACCGCGAGTACAAGCCCACCGCTTACCGCATTGCTGACGGCAGCACCATCGAGCGCGAGCTGGTGTGGCTGACCTACGACGCATTCCGCAAGACCTACTTCACCGGCGGCCAGAACAGCGGCGTGGTGCAGTACTGGTCGATCAGCCCGAGCGACGAGTTCCTGCTGGGCCCGGCGCCCGACAGCGCTCACTTCGTGCGTGCTGACTACATCAAAGACTACAGCGACATGGTGGCCGACACCGACGTGCCCGCCATGCCTGCGCGCTTCCACATGATGATCGTGTGGCGCGCGCTCATGGAGTACGGCGGCTTCGACGCGGCCGGCGAGGTGTACCAACGGGCTGAGAAGAACTATCAGCTCATGTGGACCAGCCTGGTTCAGAGCCAACTGGAGATGCCCACCATTCAGGCCAGGAGTCTGGGCTGATGGACATGCCGCAAACCCGGTACGACACCTTCCAGATGGCAGGTGGCCTGGACCAGCTCACGCCTACGCTTTCGCTCAACGCAGGCGTGGTCCGCCGGGCTGTCAACTTCGAGTGCTCAATCACCGGCGGCTACACGCGCATTGCCGGGTACGAGCGCTTTGACGGTCGCAGTCGCCCGTCGCAGGCCGTGTACATCGTCCTGTCCTGCAGCCTGTCTGGTGCAGTGGCTGTGGGCGATACGGTCACGGGCGCCACCTCCGCGGCCACGGCCAAGGTCATTGCGCGCTCGGGCAACGACGTGGTGGTGACCCGCCAGGTCGGGGCACTGCAGACCGGTGAGAACATCTCGGTGCTGGGAACCGTGCGCGGATCGATCACAGCCATGTCAGGCGCGGTCGCAGACGGCCTGCTGGATGCCACCTACCTGAGCCTGGCTGCCGCCGACTACAGGGCCTCTATTACGGCCGTGCCTGGATCGGGCTCGGTCCTGGGCGGCTTCGCGTTCAACGGCCTGAACTACGCATGGCGCAACAACGCGGGGGCCACGGCCTCCGAGCTGTATGTGCAGAGCGCATCGGGCTGGACCAAGATCAATTTCCGCGAGACCCTCGACTTCACCAACGGCAACGCCAACGTGACCGAGGGCGACACCATCACCCAGGGCGGTGTGACTGCAGTGGTTGCGCGCGTTGTCGTGCGCAGTGGCACACTGCTCAGCGGCACCAACACGGGCACGCTGGTTCTGACCGGCAGGTCGGGCGGCAACTTCGCAGCGGGTGCTGCCACGACTACGGGCGCCGGCGCGCTCACGCTCTCGGGCGCGCAGACCACACCGGTGCAGGCGCCTAACGGCAAGTACCGCTGCGTGCTCGGACAGTTCGGTGCGAGTTCTGCCAACCAGGCCATCTACGGCTGCGACGGCGTGAACAGGGCCTTCGAGTTTGACGGCCTGAACTTCGTGCCGATCAGCACTGGCATGACAGTGGACACGCCCAACTTCGTGGCCTTCCACAAGCAGCGCCTGTTCCTGGCATTCGACTACAGCCTGCAGTTCTCAGCGAGCGGTGATCCATTCGTCTGGTCGGCTGTCGTCGGTGCAGGCGAGATCGGCATGCCCGACAGCATTACCAACCTAATGCCGCTGCCAGGATCGGACAGCACGGGCGCCATGCTGGTGTCCAGCCGCAACGACATGACCGTGCTCTACGGCACGTCGGCTGCGAACTTCGCGCTGACCACGTTCAACTCCGGCGTGGGCGCGCGGACGGACACCTCGCAGAACCTGGAGCAGGCCTACTTGCTGACCGACTTCGGCGTCACGTCGCTGTCGGCCGCACAGGAGTTCGGCAACTTCAGCCCGGCAACGCTGACCCAGAACCTACGTCCGTTCGTGTCTGAGCGCACGCCGCTCGTATCGGCCAGCGGCGTGCAGCGCTCCAAGGGCCAGTAC